CGGTGCCGCAATATCTTGTCAGCATCGAAGAGGGCGCGCATGGCCGCGTTGACAATGTCTATCGCCGGATGCGTCTGAAGGCCGAGGCGATCAAGCAGCACTGGTCAGACGCTGAATTGCCGATGCGGCTGGAATTGATTGTCCGCGAAAAGCCGACCGAAGAGGTCGAACTGCTTGAGGCGACGGTCTACGATCCTGACAGCGGACTTTTCCACTACGCGGTGATCTGGCCGCACGACAAGGTGGCTTTGCTTGAGCGACACATGAAAAGCAGCCCGTGGATCGTGGCGCGCTACATGAAGGTTGCCGGCGAAGTCTATGGGCGCGGCCCGCTGGTGACAGCAATCCCAGATATCAAGACGCTGAACAAGACGCTGGAACTGCTGCTGAAAAACGCCAGCCTATCGATAGCCGGCGTCTACACCGCGGCTGACGATGGTGTTCTAAACCCGCAAGCCATTCGCATCGTGCCGGGAGCGATCATCCCCGTTGCGCGCAATGGTGGCCCGCAGGGCGAAAGTCTGCGCCCATTGCCCCGCGCTGGCGACTTCAACGTCTCGCAGATCGTCATCAACGATTTGCGCATGAACATTAAGAAGATCATGCTCGACGATACACTGCCGCCGGACAATATGTCCGCACGCAGCGCGACCGAAATCGCGGAACGCATGAAGGAGCTCGCGCAGAACCTAGGCAGCGCGTTTGGCCGGTTGATCACGGAAACCATGATCCCGCTGGTCAGCCGCATCCTCTACGTTATGGATGAGGCGGGTTTGATCGACATGCCGCTGCGGGTGAATGGCCTTGAGGTAAAGGTCACGCCTGTTTCGCCCATCGCGCAGGCGCAGAACATGACCGACATCGAGAAGATCACGCAGTGGGTGCAGCTATCCAGCGCGCTGGGACAAGAGGGCCAAATGGCGGTGCGTGTCGGCGCTATTGCTGACTACATAGCCGATAAATTGGGCGTCCCGGCTGAACTGCGCACCACACCGCAAGAGCGGCAGCAGATGATGGAGCAGATGATGCAGGCCGCGCAAGCCATGGCGGCGCAACAGGCTGCGCAAGGTGAACAACCAATGGGTGTTGCATGAGCGACGATGTAGGCTGGAATGGATTGCGTGAACTTGCGCAGCCGGTCGATGACGACAAGCGCATTGCGCGCGATGATTTGGACAGACTTTATTTGCGGGTGTTTAATTCGCGCGACGGCAAAAAGGTTTTGATGCATTTGCGGGAGCAGACGATTGAACAGCCGACATGGTATCCAGGCGAGGACGCTTCGCATGGGTTCGCGCGGGAAGGACAGAACTCCATAGTGCGCGAGATTGAGCGTCGAATTGAACGAGCGAGGAACTTATGAGCGAAACCGAAGGCTTGTTGGCCGATGCCAAAATTGACGATGGCAGCGATAACCAGCAGGAACCGGAATCTATTTCCCACCTGCAACCGGAAGCTGCGGCGGAACTCGCGCCGCAACTAAATCAGTCTGAAGATAACGAAGACGTTACTAGGCCAGACTGGTATCCAGAGAAGTTCTGGAGCGATGATGGGCCAGACATTGAGAACTTGGTAAAGTCGTATAACGAACTGCAAAAAAAGTTCAGCCAGGGCAAGCACAAGACGCCCGACGAATACGATACTCGCATATTCTCAGAAGCTAATATCGGCGAAGATGACGCGCTGTTCACGGCCTATCGCGCTTGGGCTAAGGAAAACGGCATTTCCCAGGACGCTTTTGAGGCGCTTGGCAGAAAGTTCTTGGAGTTGTCCAGTGCGGAGGCTGACCAGGCCAAGGTATCCTATGATGAGGAATATCGAAAGCTGGGGCCAAATGCCGACGCAACGATTAAGTCGGTGACGGATTGGGCGCAAAGCTTGGTCCGCAAAGGCGTCTGGGGCGAGGACGACTTCGATGAGTTCCGCATTATGGCTGGCACAGCGCAGGGCATGAGAGCACTGCAAAAGGTGCGACGCTATTACGGAGACCAGGCCATTCCAATCAACGTGGCTCAACCGGAAGGTGCGCCATCAAAAGAGGAATTGCAGGCTATGGTCGGCAGTCCAGAGTACAGCACCAATCCGGCATACCGACAAAAAGTTGAGAAGCTGTTCGAGCAAGTCTACGGCGGACAGGCCCAGCAGGATTTCTTCTAGTTGCAGCCCGGCTTTACAGCCGGGCTTTTTAATCGTATATGTGCAAAAGCGGATAACCCACCGGCCCGTCAAAAACGCTTGGAGACAAGAGCGCTACCTTGTCTAAGCGATTGGCCCGCACCGCGGACAACTGATTGCAATCAACCGCAACTTCCTTGAAGGAGAATCGGAAATGGCAATCGGCATTTCCTCAGCCTTCGTCCAGTTGTTCGACGCGGAAGTCAAGCAAGCGTATCAGGCTAATCGCGCGCTTGCCGGCGTAACCCGCGAACGTAACAACGTCGAAGGTAACGTAGTTAAGTTCCCCAAAATTGGTAAAGGTACTGCTACTGTCCGCGTCCCGCAAACGGACGTGACCCCGCTCAACGTCACCTATTCGCAAGTCTCTGCGACGATGGAAGATTATATCGCTGCTGAATACAGCGACATCTTCCAGCAGCAGAAGGTGAACTTTGATGAGCGCCGCGAATTGGTGCAGGTTGTCGGCGCGTCTATCGGCCGTCGCATGGACCAGCTTGTCATCGACGCGCTGAACGCTGCTTCGTCTCCGTCCACTGTCGGCACCGACATTGGCGGCGTCGGCACGAACCTGAACCTTGCTAAATTGCTGGCCGCTAAAAAGGCCCTCGACACGAAAAACGTGCCGATGGAAGGCCGCTTTATGATCATTCACGCAAACGGCCTCGCCGCTTTGTTGGATGAGCAGGAACTGACCTCCAGCGATTTCGCCACCGTCAAGGCGCTGGCCCGCGGTGAACTCGATACCTTCTTGGGCTTCAAGTTCATCACGCTCGGTGACCGCGACGAAGGTGGCTTGCCGCTGCCATCGACCCGCTCCAGCTTCGCATTCCACCGCGACGCTGTCGGCCTCGGCATTGGCATGAACCAGCGCAGCGAGATCAACTACATTGCCGAAAAGACCAGCTTCCTGGTCGCGTCGATGTTCTCGGCTGGTGCCGTGGCCATTGACGATGAAGGCATCGTCAAAATCTCCAGCACCGAATAAGGAGACCAGACATGGCTTTTGATCTTGACGGCTTCGCTACTGTAGCGGCTTCCAAGCGTGGCAATGCCCCAGGCATCTATGCTTATAAGACCACCGATACCATCGCGACGGTCAACACCGCAGGTTACTTCAATGATCTGTCGGACACTCTTGAAGTGGGCGATCTGATTTATTGCGTGACCTCAACGGCCAGCACCGCTGTCTGCACGCTGACCCAGGTTCTCTCGAACGCTAGCGGCGTAGTTGACGTGGCCGACGGCACGACGCTGGCGGCTACCGACAGCGACTAACAGGCTGGGGTGGGTTTCGGCCCGCCCCTTCCTCTTCCGGAGATAGGCAATGGCTGCTGGCGATTCGAAACTTAGCATCTGCTCGGATGCATTGATCATGCTGGGCGCTGCGCCGCTCTCTAGTTTCGCCGACGGCACGGATGAGGCGCAGGTCGCCGACCGCCTTTATGGCAACATCCGCGACACACTTCTGATGATGTATCCGTATTCCTGGTCGGTGAAGAAGACAAAGCTGGCACGGCTGTCGTCTGCCCCCATCAACGAATGGAAATACGCTTACCAGATGCCGGGTGATATTCTCGGCACGCCAAAAGCTGTCTTTAATAGCAGTTCAACAGGCGCTGCCCCGCTGCGTGGGTTTGAGATTTATGGCACCAGCGTGTTCACAAACTATGAGCAAGTCTGGATCGATTACCAGTACCAGGTTACCGAGGCGTCGATGCCGCCGCCGTTTGTGCGGTTGCTCAAGCATGCGCTTGCCGCGGAGTTCGCGGAGCCGGTGACTGACCAGATCGACAAGGCGAATTACTTCCACTCACTGGCTTATGGTAACCCAAGTGAGAATATGCGCGGCGGACTGTGTCGCGTAGTGATGGTCATCGACGGCACTGACCGGCCAGCCCAGGCAATTCAAGAATTTCCGCTTGTGGATGCGCGCGCATGAGGGTGGTGTTCGTCCAGAATGATTTTACCAGCGGCGAGATGGACCCGAAGTTGCGGGCTCGCGTCGATCTGGCTCAATATCGCTCTGGTCTGACCACGGCGCAAAATGTGTCCATCCAGCCACAAGGCGGAGCAGTGCGGCGCGACGGCACGAAATTTGTGGCGGAGTTGGACGCTGGTGCAGCAAATGCCACTCGCTGTGTTGCGTTCGAGTTCTCAACCTCCGACAGCTACATGCTGATATTTACGCCGGGCCGGATGTATGTATTCAAAGCCGGGGCGCTGGTTGCGAATATCAACGGCAGTGGCAATGACTACCTGAGCATTGCAGTCTTGACGGCTGACGTTGTGAACGAGATGACATGGGCTCAATCAGCCGACACGGTTATCATCGCGCACGAAGATGTTCAGCCGCTGCGAATTGTACGCGGAGCGACGGACGCAAGTTGGACGGCCAGCGTCGTGCCATTCGAGTTTATTCCGAAATATGCCTTCGAGCTTGATGCGCACGAGCCGACTTTCGACATAACCCCGTCCGCAGCCGCCGGCAATGTCACAATCACAGCGAGCGGCGTCACAACCGATACTGGTAACGCGCAGGGCGGCACGATCAGCACGATCACGTTGAAGGGCGCGTCCAGCTTCACGTCTGATGATCAGCCCAACGGCATGTTTATCGAGGTCACTTCCGGCACTGGCGCTGGGCAGACGCGGCACGTTGAAGACTATGTTGCCTCAACCAAGGTGTTGACGGTCTACCCCGATTGGGACATTGCCCCGGACGCAACATCAAGCTACGAAGTGAAGGCTTTCAAGCCTGCTGCGGTGAACGAGTACATTGAAGCGCTCAATGGTTTTGGGCGCGTCCGCATTATCGAATACGTCAGCGATACCGAAGTGAAGGCGTATGCTGAGGTGCCGTTCTTCGACACGTCAACCATATCCGCTGGCAGTTGGCAGTCTGAGCACGGCTATGAGGACACCTGGTCTTCCACCCGCGGCTGGCCTCGCGCTGTTACGTTCCACGAGGGTCGCCTCTATTTCGGCGGGAGCCGGTCGCGGCCATCTACGCTGTGGGGCTCTCGCGTCTCCGGCTTTTTCGATTTTGCGCCGAACGAGGCGCTTGACGACGATGCGGTCGAGGCAACGCTGGACACTGGCACGTTTAACGCCATCGTCGATCTGTACAGCGGACGACACTTGCAAGTGTTCACGACCGGCGGCGAGTTCTACGTTCCTCAAACTCTAGATGAGCCGATTACGCCGTCTAAGCTGATCGTTAAGCAGCAGACAGCGTTTGGCGTGAAGGCTGGGGTGCGAGTGCAAAACGTAGATGGCGGCACGCTGTACATCCAGCGCCAAGGCAAAGCGCTGCAAGAGTTTATCTATTCGGACAGCGTCGCGGCCTATGCCAGCGCCAAGATCAGCCTGCTGTCCTCGCATCTGCTGAAGTCGCCGAGCGACATGGCGGTGCGCGTTGCGACCAGCACCGATGAGGGCGACCGGCTATTGATCGTCAACGGCGACGATGGCAGCATTGCTTGCTACACAATCTTGCGCTCGCAGAACGTCATCGCCCCATCCGAATGGACAACCGATGGCGAGTTCAAAAACGTAGGCGTGGACATTGATACGATCTATGCGGTCGTCAAGCGCAGTATCAACGGCGCTGATGTTTATTATGTGGAGGCGTTTGATGGTGACACGCTGTTGGATTGCGCTAAGACTGGCGGAGCGGCGTCTAGTGTTGCGCTCGCGCACCTTGAAGGCGAGACTGTCAAGATTATACGTGATGGCTTGCTTGAGCCTGACCAGACTGTTCCTGGCAGTCCTTACACTGTTACATTCAATTCCCCAGCGACTGCGAGTTATCAAGTCGGCCTTGCTTTCACGCCTACGCTGAAGACCTTGCCGTTCGAGCCGTCTCTGCAACGTGGCTCCATCCGCAGTTACAAAAAGCGCATCTTCGAGATCAGCGCCAATCTATATGACACGCAGAGTTTGAGCATTAACAACCAAATCGTGCCGTTCCGCGGGTTTGATGAAGCGGTGTTGGATATCGCTGTGCCGGGCTATACCGGGATCAAGACATTGCGCTCGATCCTTGGCTACAGCTACGATGGCCAGATCACGTTAACGCAGGGCGATCCGCTGAAGATGACTGTGCTTGGCCTGGATTACAAAGTGAGCGTAGGGGTCTGAAATGGGCATAGAAGCAATTGCCGCCGTAGCGCTCTCCGCCGCATCCGCCGTCAGCGGGGTTATTCAAGCGCGCACCGAGGCTGCTGGCCTGATGGCGCAAGCTACGCAAGCCAGGCTTGTTGCAAACCAGCGGGCGCTTGAGGCGCGGGAAGAAGGCGTAGCGGCGCTCCAGCGAATTGTGCGGACGAACGCGACGATCAACGCTCGCGCTGGTGCTGGCGGGATTGACCCGTTTTCCGGCAGCGCCGGCAAGCTGATGGAATTTGCCATGGGGCAAGGCGCGCTGGAATTTTATTCGCAGCGTGACGCCCAGACTATCGAGAAGCGCACCGGGGAACTGCAAGCCCAGCAATATAAGCAGCAAGCCCGCGGGCTGATGACGGGGGCGCTCATCAGCGCTGTTACGAAAGTCGCAGGGGCCGGGCTTAACGCTGGCCTCCTGGGTGGCCCGCCAGCAAGTGGGGGCTATGTATCCGGGGGCATGACTGCCGTGCGCGCTGACATGGGCGGCAATGTGGGACCGATATAATGGCTGAACTTCCTGTCTACCAA